GAAAAAAAGTCACGGCGCGAACTATTGACGTTACCGCTCCTGTGTCTACGGCGCAGCCCATGAGTCCGGGTGTTGCCAACGAGCTAGATGCACTGGCAGATTCTCGTGCCACGGAATTGCGTATCGGAACAGAAGGTCGCAAGACTTATCTTTCTCAAATCAGAGCGGAGTCACAGGCTGCTGCTAAAGATACCTCACCTAAGCCTATGGCACTTGCCGATACCCTTAGTGAAACAACCCGCAAGGACTTGGAAAGTCGCGGGCTGTTAAGTTTCTTTGAGGATATATCAGAAGCGGCAGGTGATGTTGTTGAAGATGTCAAAGAAGTTGCCTCTGATGTAGGAAAGAAGGTCGCGTCTAAGGCTACAGACATAGGCAGAACTGTCAAGAATGTTCCGTTTGTAGGCCCTGCGGTAGGCGGAGGTTTGGCAGTTTTAGCTGCACAGGAGAGTAGGGCCGACGTAGAGCGACGACTCCAAGATGTTGACATACCTAAAGACGTAAAAGAAATAGCTCGTGATGTTGCGACAGCTTCAGAGTTTACACCCCTGTCTTACAGCTACATGAGAGACGTAGCAGGTGCATACGGAGATATGATCAAACTGGGTGATGCTGAACGAGAAACCATGTTATCTAGAGCAAAAAAACTCGCTAAAGAAAAAGGATTTATTGACGAAGACGAAGCTGCAAGAGTGAGAGAGGAAGCCGCCTCTGCAGCCGCTGAACCTATGGGCTTCCTTTCACCGTAAGGGAGAAGACCAATGAGCAACTATAACTTTGGTGCAGCATACATTATGAATTCACCGAACACTTCGGTCGATGACGCAATGGGTTCAGACCAGTTGTACCGTGAGGGACTTGAGTTCGATACCAAGACCGCACAGGGTGTTCTGACAGAGGATATGCCGAAGAAGATGACTAAAACGGCTGTCGATCCTGCTGTCATGCGTATGGCTGAAGAACGCGATTACTAAAATATGTCAGAAGATAATTTTCTCCAACCAGCGGATGATACCGCTGTAGGTCTGCTCAATCCTGAAGAGCAGATGCCCGGGCTTGCTGGCTACGTTCAGCGCAAGTTCGAGGATTCTGAAAATGGCCGCTATGCCCACGAGCAACGCTGGCTACAGTCCTACAAGAACTTCCGTGGCATCTACGACTCGACCACCCAGTACCGCGACTCGGAGCGGTCACAGGTGTTCATCAGGATTACCAAGACGAAAGTTCTTGCAGCCTACGGCCAGATCGTTGACATCTTGTTTGCGAACAAGAAGTTTCCGCTCGTCGTTGAGTCCACTCCCGTGCCAGAAGGCATCGCGGAGTTTGCTCACATGGAGACTCCCCTCGACCAAATCGACCAGCAGGACCCCTACGGCTTCGCTGGAGACGGTCGAGAACTTTTGCCGGGTGCCCTACAGGCCGAGGACTCAAAGGCGTTCCTAGGGGGCTTACAGGGCGAATACGGGCAACTTCCCTTGCAAGAGGGGCGGGCACGTATGGGTGAACCCCAGATCGAACCGGCAAAGATTGCGGCTCACCGCATGGAGAAAACTATCCACGACCAGCTTCTCGACACAAGTGCCGTAAATGTGTTGCGAAGTTCTATCTTCGAATCGTGTCTTCTGGGCACGGGCATCGTAAAGGGTCCGTTCAACTTCTACAAGCGCATGCACCGCTGGCAGCGCGACGAGATGGGTGAGCGGGTTTACATGCCAGAAGAGAAGACGGTGCCCCGCATCGAAATGGTTTCTGCATGGGACTTCCATCCGGACCCGTCAGCAACCAGTATCGACGACTGTGAGTACGTCATCGAACGTCACCGCATGAACCGTCAGCAACTCCGCGCTCTTATCAAGCGTCCCTACTTCATGGCCGACGCAATCGAGGAGTGCCTTGCAAAGGGGCCGAACTACGAAGACAAGTATTACGAAGACACCATCCGCGAAGACGAGACCGAGCCATACTATCAAAGCAATCGATACGAGGTCTTGGAATATTGGGGCGTCTTGGACTCCAAGCTGGCATACGATGCAGGTCTCGAAGGTTCCGACAAGATGTCAGAATTCGACGAGGTGCAAGTCAACGTCTGGGTTTGTGGTGGCATGGTCATTCGCTGTGTCCTCAACCCGTTCACACCGGCCCGTATCCCGTATCAGGTGTTCCCGTACGAAGTCAACCCCTATCAGCTTTGGGGTGTTGGCGTAGCCGAGAACATGGAGGATGCACAGAAGCTGATGAACGGTCATGTTCGTATGGCTATCGACAACCTCGCTCTTGCTGGCAACCTTGTCTTTGATGTCGATGAAGCCAGCCTTGTGCCGGGACAGAACATGGACATCTTCCCCGGGAAGATTTTCCGTCGTCAGTCGGGTGTGACAGGCACGGCTATCAACGGCCTCAAGTTCCCAAACACTGCCGGTGAGAACTTGCAGATGTATCAGATCAGCCGCCAACTGGCAGACGAAGAAACAGGCATACCGTCCATCGTACACGGACAGACAGGGGTAACAGGAACCGGACGAACAGCCGCAGGTCTATCGATGCTGATGGGCAGTGCTGGCTTGTCGATGAAGACAGTTATCAAGAACATCGATGACATGCTTTTGAAGCCGCTAGGCGAAGCATACTTCCAGTGGAACATGCAGTTCAATGAAGAAGCAGAAGACATCGTAGGTGATCTTGAAATCAAGCCACGCGGCGTAGCCGCAGTCATGCAGAAAGAGGTCCGCACACAGCGACTCACCTCTCTGCTGCAGACTGTCGCCAACCCCATGCTGGCACCCTTCATCAAGATTCCAAACCTTATGCGCGAACTGGCGATTTCACAGGACATCGATCCTGACAGTCTCGTCAACGATGCCAACGAGGCACAACTCTACGCTCAGATGCTGAAAGGGCTGATGGCAAATGTACAACAAGGAGCAAGCGAAGCTGCTGGGGCCGCTCCTAGCGAAGCCGGAGATATGGGCGGGGCTGGAGGAGTACCTCCAACTCCTGAAGGAACAGACCTTCAAGGGTCTGGTAACGGCACAATCGGAGTCGGAACTGCGCCAACTGCAGGGGAAAGCGGCTTTACTGGAAATGCTCCTCAAACTGAAGGATAACCACGAGGCTATAATCAAGAATGGCTGACCGTCTGTTTCTTTTTGATGATGATACTGACACGGAAGTAACTCCCTTCCGGTTCACGGGACAGCGTGGGCTGAGTGTTGAAGACTATGAGGGTGGTCGAGTTAACTTTGGTAGTCAGTTCCTACAGTTGCCAGACCTAGAAGCACAGACAGGTATTGACGTAGACCCTGATGAAGACATCACGGAGTTGGCAGAGCCTGCAAAGCGGGAAAAAGACGACGATCCGAGTGATGTCCTTAGTGGCACACTAAATGTCCCACTCTTCGGGGGTGCAGAGGGGCAGGTACAAGAAGGCACTAAGGTTACATTTTACGATGACTTTAGGATTAACACCACAGGCTTCGACTCCTATTCAGACTACTTGAAGTCCGAATCTCAACTGGCTGACAGGGTCAATCTGGTTCAGAACCTCATCGAACCGATTTTCACAGATAGAGAAATACAATTCGGGGAAGCTGTCAAGAAAGCGGGTGAACAGACAGGAAGAAAGATCGGTGAGGGAATTGCTGAAACACCGACACGTATGGAACGACTAATCAAGGGTGAGCTTACGGCAGAGGATTCGGCGAAGCTGGCTGGCGGGATGTTCGCCGCATCAGGAATAGCTGGTGCTGCAGCAAGCACCTTTATAGGGGGCAAAACAGTCAAGAATGCTTTTGGCAACAACAGTTTCCGTCCTGCCGGACCTCTAGGTCTTGCAGCGGACATGGTTCACTCAATTCAGTACGATCACCTGAAACAGATACGCGCCGTGAGGGCTGCGAACTTTCCGGTGTATGATTCCGCCCTTGGCAGAATGGTAGCACCTAAAGGTGTGGACACAGGCTTTGCCATGACTATTGGCAACTTTGGTATCACTCGCGCACCCGGGGGCGGGACCTACACCGGTAATACCCGGGGCATGGACATCAATCAGCTTGTCGCTTTGGAAGCTATCAGTAAAGGCTACGATCCCGGCAACAGCGCAGGAATCAACGCCTTCAACTCTGCTAAATTTGGGACAGTTGAAGAGCAGGGCGGCATGTTCATATCCGGCAACAAGATGGCCGGTTTCTTCCGTCCTAACGGCAGTTTCTACGATCCACGCTTTGGAAGGTCGGGAGCATACTCCACAAAGCGACAGGCAGAGACAGCAGCAGCGACAGCCGGTGTTAGTTACGATCAGTTCCAGAACGCACTTGCTCAAGCAAGAACCGGTAAAGTTACCCTCCAACAAGCCCTCACAAGCATCAAGGCTGCAGCCGCACCGAAACCGGAGCCTAAACCGAAGCCAACTGTCACAGTACCACAGATGAATCTATCGGGTGAACCGAGTGGGGATGATGGAGGTTCTCAGGCGGATGGCACTCAATACTCTGTGACGCGAGATGACCCGACGTATTCTTCTGTGGATGAACAGGTTTATGGAGGCGGCAGTAGTTACTCAGGAAGTGATCGACCAGAGGAATCAGACAGGTACGGAGGTGATCGCGGCTTTAGATTTAAAATGGGTGGCCGCGTCGGTCTTGCAATGGGTGGCGCACCCCGCGTGGCATCTGGCTTTGTAGACCGTCCGCCTGATCAAGTACCTGAAGATCAGACTGTCGCAGACAATCGCCCGACTCAACTGCCCGAAGGCGCGTTCGTTATCAACGCTGCAGCAGCCGAGTTCATGGGAACCTCTGATGTTCGCAAGATGCTTATAGACGCGCATGAAGAAGCACTTAGACGCGGAATAGTAGTTGACAAACGAGGAAACGGTGCTAAACTAATAGACGTGGCGATTTCTAGCGGCGAAGTCGTGGTCGCCCCCCACCTCGCTAAAATTATCGGCTATGATCGCCTGAACAAGATCAACAATCGCGGTATGGCCGAAACCCGCGAACGTATCCGTGAGAACGGTCAAGACCAAGCCCCGGCAACAATGCAGGCTGCTGTGGGCATGTTAATCTCAGGACAGATGGTAAAACCTACGCTGACGCAACAAGACTTGCGTGAGCAGGGCTTTCTCTCTAAAGAATATCCTGCGATGCCGGATACCCCTATCCCATCCCGAGATGAGGACACCTACTTCGGCTATCGCTTTGGTTCTATTAAAGACGCCATCAAGAGTGTCGAAATCAAAGGGTTCGAAGACAACCCCTTCATCTTCACTGGTGTTCGCAAGAAGGGTGGCAAGTCTTCCTCTGCCTTTGGCCCTATGCAGATAACATCAAGCACCCTACGTGACTTCAAAGAACGCAGTCCTGAATACAATTTTCTAGACGATGCCGGTAAGAAATACGTAGATGACTTAATACAGCAGGGCGATGATAAAGTCAACATTGATTTGTATCAAAAGATTTATAGAAATAAAAAAGCACAGCCCACATCGAAAGAAACCAAGCAAAAGTTTGGACGCTACGGTCAGGGCGTGATTCCAAGAGAGGCCCATGAAGAACACTACAATGTAGTGGCAGACATGGTTCTTCGACTCAAATTATCAGATCACGAGAACATTAAGGATGCAATAGCCTCGTATGGCGAGGGTTCTGCATACGCGAACAAAGTTCTCAAGGGTCTGGAATAATTCGTCAGCTACCCGCAGGTTCGCGGCCCTGACACAACCGGAGCGGCTACCCACAGCCAAGTGGCCCCGCATATGAGGTAAAACAAATGGCAAAAAAAGTAAGAGGCCACCGTGCCAACAAGCCGAATGATTCCTTCGGCACTATCAACAGCGAAACGCTGTATCGTGGAAAGTACCGTGATGAAGTCTACAAAGAGGAAGACGATGAAGCGGAAGAGTCTGTAGAAGCACAGGATGCGGACCCCCAAGAGGCTACTCCGCAAGAGCAAGCAGACAGCTTTGTTGAAACAAAGAAAGAAGAAACCCACGATTACAAAAAACGGTATGACGACTTGAAGCGTCACTACGATGAAAAGGTCGGAGAGTTCAAGACTGAAATCGAAAACCTTCGTAGGACCATGACTCAACACGCAGAAGAAATGCCGCGTGGAGTCTCACCGCCAAAGACTGCAGAAGAACTGGAAGAGTTCAAGCAACGATATCCAGACGTGTTCGAGGTGGTGCAAACCGTATCAAGTCTACAGACCGAATCACAGGTTGCACAACTCCGCGAAGAACTTGGTTCTATCAAGGAGAGGGAACAGGAGCTAGAAAAGCAGAAAGCCTTCGAGGAACTGCTTCGTCTCCAGCCCGACTTCAACGAGATCAAGACGGATGAAAAATTCCTTGCTTGGCTCGAAGAGCAACCGACATCAATCTCAGACGGCATCTACAAAAACAATAAGGATGCTCGATGGGCGGCACGGGTCATAGACCTCTACAAGGCCGACACCGGTCTTACCAAGAAGAAAACCAAGTCTTCGTCTGCCGCTGAAGCTGTCACAAAAACTCCTGTACGGGAAGTAAGGACAGAGGCAACAGACGGAAAAAGGATTTGGAAGGCTTCTGAAATCGGTCGGATGAAACCATGGGAGTTCGAGAAGAATGAAGCTGAACTCGACACTGCACGGGCAGAAGGCCGAATAGACTACAACTCTTAAACCTCAACAAAGGAAGGACAGACCAATGGCTTTTGGTACTGCTGCAGGTTATGGTAACCTGCCTTCCGGTAACTTTACACCGGAAATCTTTAGCCAAAAGGTTCTCAAATTCTTCCGTCGCGCTTCGGTTGCAGAAGATATTACGAATACCGACTACGCTGGCGAAATTGAGAACTTTGGCGACACCGTCCGCATTATCAAGGAGCCGACAATCACCGTCTCCTCGTATACTCGCGGCTCGGTAGTGAACGCACAGGACCTTGCTGACGATCAGATCACTATGGTGGTCGATCAGGCAAACGCCTTTTCGTTCAAGATTGACGACATCGAAGAGCGTCAGTCTCACGTAAACTTCGAAGCACTTGCGACTTCTTCGGGTGCATACTCGCTGAAGCGTAAGTACGACGCTGTCGTCCTCGACCTCATGGCGACTGACGCAGGTCTCAACGGTGAAACCACTGCTGCCACCACCCAAATCTCGGGTATCGGTACGCTTGGTTCCGCCCTTGATATCGGTGGTGCATCCAGCCCCGGCGATACTGCTGTCAACACCATGCTGAAGATGGCAGAAGCACTCGACAACGAATCGGTTCCGGAAGAGAACCGCTGGTTCGTTGCTCCCCCGGCATTTTACAAGCACCTCTTCTCGGCTGGTGCGAAGTTCGCAGAAGTTCAGGTAACTGGCGATGCGACTTCCCCGCTGCGTAACGGTCTTGTCTCGCTGGGCAACATCGCTGGCTTCCAGTGCTAC